TCTTGTCGCGCACATTCTGGAGAGTCACGCCAGCTTCTCGAGCATTCCAAGTCACCTCTATATCCGAGAAAGCCCGGCTTTCAGCATCTACGACTTCAAACTCCAGGAGGAACCTTTGGAGGAAGAGATCTCTGAAAGCCGGGAAGAAACGAAATTCATAAGCGTATCCTAACGCTTTGCCGGCAAAATACTGCGCATCACTTACGTTGCTATTAACATTAGCACGCATGTTAAACCGAGCAAGAGCCTTACCAATCAACGGGATCGCGAAATGCCTCGTATTGACTGGCACGAACAACTTGCTAAGAAAAGTGCAAGCGGCCAAGGAAGGTTTCCTTTCGACCTTTGCAACCATGCGAGCCTCTTTAGCAATGGACTCGTAAGTTTTGGCAGCATATTGGGGTAAGCCGACAACCCTTGCCAACATGTCATCGCCTAAAATTAAGGCGTGACATGCTGTGGCGGATACGCTCGTAAGGAAAGTATGGAGGATACAAGTATTCCAGAATGAGTTTCTGAAGGTAGTATCAGTAGCGCCAGTTGCCAACTGATGTCGAAGCGTAGCTTTCACACCGTGTTTGCGGTTTCCGATTTTAAATCGGCCCGACAGTGCATGAAGCCTGATGAACCATTCAGGGCAACCCAAACGCCTCATCAGCATCAACTCCAACAACATGACATCTGCACACTGATACATATCATTAGCAGAAAAATCACTCTGAATAAAATCCCCCGAACAACGCTCAACAAAAGGAGTGTATTCGTCTGAAGTTTGGCGATAAGCAAGCTTATAACGATAAGCTCCCTCCATTTTCCTATAGCCACCATTCAGACGGGACATTAATTCAAAAAATATTGGTCCAGATAATGCGTTGTAAACATCTGTCCCTTTGTAAATCACACGTGGAGCCCAGTTAGGTTTATGTCCAACGAGAAGAGCTTCGCATTTGACAAACACGTCTTTACGTGAATAATCGTCAACGTTGCTCTTGACAAAATCATGGACAGCAGCCTCCATGCGTGATTGTTTCTCAGGTTCGAAACGAGAAACCCAGGATGTGTACAACTTATCGGACCAAGTAAAAGAAGGTAATGGCTGAGGAGCCAGCCGATCGATC